CGAAGCTGACGAGACGGGTGGCGCTACCGACGCCGACGACGGTGTCCGTGACACGGAGGTAGCGGTTGACGGTGGTGCCGGCAGCGATGACGAGGCGTTCGCTGGTGGTGCCGGTGACGGCGGTGAACGTGCCGAGCGTCGTCCAGGTCGAGTTGTTCGTCGAGTGTTCGACGGTGATGGTGTCCGACGTGAGGCCGCTGTAGGCGGTGACGTGGAGGTGTGCGACGCCGCCGTTGCTCGAGGACGCCCCGTTGTCGACCGAGGTCGACGAGGTGGTGGTGGTGATAGCGGTCGACGGGTCGAGCACGACGCCGGCGTCGACACCGCCATCGCACTGGATCGACACGGCTGCGGTCACGACGTCGGCGACCGGGCTGGTGACGGTGGCGTTCGACTGGTTGGCCTGCAGCAGCCACGTCTCGGCCGATCGTGCCGTACCGGAGGGCGCCAAGGTCAGCACCTGCGGCGTGCCCTTCCACGTGTTCAGCGTGGCGAACTCGCCGCCTGCGGCAGCGACGGTGTCGAGCAGCAGGTCGAGCGACACGGTGCCGGTGCGCTGTCCGGGCGTGTACTGCTTGGACGTGTCGGCAAGGGTCGTCACGTCAAGCATGGCGGTGTCGTCGTTGTAGGTGAAGCCTCGGGTGTAGTTGGCCCAGGCGGCGGGACCGACGAACAGTCGCGAGTTGTAGGACGCTACGAATGCCATTAGAAGCAGACCTCGATCTGAAACTGGACGGCGAGGTAGTCGACGCCGTCAATCCACTGGATGACCTGAACTTCGCCGCAGTTGGTCACGACCGCGTAGTCGACGCTGACCGACCAGTTCGCCCCGTTCTGGACTGCGGCGATCAACGACCCGGTGCCCGATAGTTCGCACAACGCATCCAGCGCCGCCTCGGACAGTTCGGGTGTCGCTCGAGGTGCGTAGGCGCTGACGGTGAACTGGTGCACGGCCTTGGCTTGCGAGAACACCATGCGGGGATCGAACGAGGGCCGGCCGACCTTGAAGCTGTACGTGTTGAGCTGGTCGCCGACGTAGCCGTTCGATGTCGACCAGCCGGGGATCGTCTCAAGGACGTTGACGAGGTCGGCGCGCACCTCGGCGATGGTGGTCATGCGACCCTCGGCTTGACGTAATACTCGACCAGCGCGGCGGCCATCGGGTTCAAGGTTTCACGGACCCGAAGGATGGAGCCGTCGAAGTTGAGTGCGCCGAACACTGCATCGCTTGCTTTCATGAGCTGTGTCGCCTGGATGAGGCAGGCTTTCTCCACGTCGTCAGGGATGGCAGGGAAGCCGAACTTGGCGGTGACCCGCACGCCCGGACGGCCCGACGACCAGATCGGGAACGCTGTCACGCCGGCGTCGACGAGCCTGATCTGCGTGAACGGCATGTCGGGCACTTCGTGGTCGGCGTTGCGTGGCAGCACGATGAAGTTGGTGTTGATCGTCAGCGTCGTCGCAAACGTGCCGTCGCCGCCGTCGTCGACCTTGACGACCAGCCCGGACGTCGTGGAGATGTCGTCGACATAACAGTCGTATGCGTTGTCGGCGTAGTACTCACGCTGGACGACGGCAGAATCCTGCCAGAACCGGCGGCCGCAATGCCGGTCGATCTGGCGTGACGCAGCGTTGAGCGCCATCTCCAATTTCGTGTCATACGAGGCGTCGGACTGGCCGATGTTGAGCTCGGCCTTGAGCATCGCCATCGTCGCGTACGAGTTCGTCAACGTCATGGGACCTCGATGATGCCTAGACCCCAACAGTCGGGGATGTTGAACCACTTGAGATTGCGGGCAGCGACGAACTGCTCGATTGCCCGCTTGACCGGATACGTCGGGTCACCGGCCGGCGCTCCCTCGGGGACCGGAAGTTCGGTGTCGTGCAACACGATCAGCCCGCCGGATCGGACGAGCCCGATGTAGCGCTGCAGTTCCCACAGCGTGTGCTGGTAGTGGTGCGACGTGTCGATGAAGCAGATGTCGAACGGGCCGGGCAGTTGGGCGATGACGGCCTCGTTGGTGTCGTCGCCCTGAATGTAGGTCCAGTGCCGGTGTTCGCCGATCGCCGGTCGGGTGTCGAGGTCGACGGACCACAGGTGGCCGCCGGTCTCGGCGAGGGCGTGCAGCCAGGCAACGGTGGAGACACCGGTACGAGTGCCCAGCTCGAGAACCTTTGTGCACTGGCCGGCCTTCACCATGCCGACGAACCGTGGCAAGTGCAGGTAGATGTCCGACGGTGTGCGTGCGAGCCGGTCGTAGTGGGCTGCCAACGTCGGTGTCGTCCACGACCACACGTTCCCGCCCTGCAGCAACTCGTCCTTCGGGAGGAGTTCCATGACGGCTCGGGCGACCGGCGGGTGGTGGGCGTCGTCGCCACAGATCACGCCACCGGGTGACATGAACGGCAGCACCGCTGTGATGGTGTCGTACACCTCACGGTAGGTGTGTTCGGCGTCGATGAACACGAGGGCGATCGGGCCGCCGTGGCCGGCCATGTACTCGCGCCAGCCCATGCGGTGCTCGACGACGTTGCCTCCGGTGAGCACCTTGACGTTGTTGGCGAACGTGGCGTGCACGTCTCGTTCGGCAGCAAGTTCGGCCGAGATCTCGTTGGGCGAACCCTGCCAGGTGTCGACGGCGTGCACGATCCGGGGCCGAATAGCGTTCGCCAGGACACAGGTCGACTTGCCTTCCCATGATCCGATCTCAAGGATCACACCGGGGATGTGGTCGACCTGTCGGGCGAGCTGGGCGAGCCGGTCGCAGGATTCGTTGTGGAACCAGTTTTCGGTGAAGAAACTCATCGCGGGCGGAACCACACTTCCGGGCAGCGACGCTCGGCGATCATCTTCGGCCACGATTCGTCGACGTCGACCGGTTTCATCCGCCGGCCGTCGACATGGAACCCTTCCCGCAGGTACAGGTCGGTAGACAGTCCGACGAGGGTGCGGTCAGCGATCTCCGGATGGCAGAACGATCCGAGCTTGGCGAGCGCCGCTTCCTTGCCGCCCAGCCAGGACAGGTGCCAGCCGGCATCGGCGAGCGCCGGGTTGGCGTTGCGGGTGTTCCGTAGTTTCTGGAACGGCCATTGGCCGAGGCTGCCCAGCTGGCGCAGCGTCGCGGCGACGGTGCCGCCCCACGGGTCGGGGTGGAGCCAGTCGACAGCGAAGCAGTGGAGCCGCTGTTCGAACGTGACGAACCCGGTTCGTGGGCGGACGTTGCGGACGTGGAGTGCACGACAGATTTCGTCGACGTCGCCGTGGAGCACGATGTCGTCGTCCTGCAGTGTGTGCTGGCTGTTGATTCGGCGGAGCCCTTCCATCGCGTATTCGCGTTGGGCGAGTTCACGTGCCCACGGGTCCGGGTCGTCGGCGACGGTCGGCATTCCGGTCGCCCGGATCACGATCAGCTGGTCCGACCAGGCGGCGAACCGGTCAAGGTTCTCGGTCAGGTGGAACGGCTTGGGATGGTCCTGATGGTCGACGTCGGCTTCGATGGCGATGAACCAGTCGACCGCTGACGACATCTCCTCGAGCCGGCATTGGAGCATGTCGAGTTCGTTGTTGAACGGGAACACGTCGATGATGAACGGACGCCGGCTCATGACCAGATGTCCTTCTTGACGGTGCGGTGCTGTTCGATCAGCCCGGCACGACGTTTGAACGCTGTCTCGTCCATCTCGGAGAACTCGACCGCTTTCATGTAGGTCGGGTCCTTGGCCCGCAGGTCTTCGCGACCGTCGTAGCCGGGATGGTGGTGGATGACCACCGAGTCAAGGCAGGGTGTGAACACGCCTCGGGCCTTGGCGAGTTGGATCATTTCCTTGTCGCAATACCAGTGGTAATACGCCTCGGGGCAGAGGATGCCGGGCCCTTCGAGCGAGGTGCCGTCCTCGAGGACGTGGCTGCGTCGCACGAAGAAATGGTCGGCGTGCTTGCCGGCGGCGACGAGCGGGTTGCGGACGCGTCCGGGTTCGGAGTCGTTGGTGCCGATCACGTCGTAACGGTCGGACAGTTTGCGGGCCGCTTCGATCCAGCCGGGTGTGAACTCGACGTCGTCGCCGGCGAGAAACACCCAGTCGCTGGTGGTGTTGGCGAACCCTTCGTTCATCTTCGATGCGTACGAGGTGCCACGGCTGGCGAAGATGTAGTCGGCACCGGCGGCGACGAGGGCGTCGATCTGGTCGTGGTGTTCGGACTCGACGATGTACAGCAGGCGGGCGGTGCCGTCGTTGGTGGCGTTGAACGAGTCGACTAGCCGGGCCACGTTCTCGGGCCGGTTGACGGCCGGGACGAGGACGGTGATGTCGTCCATGACCGGCTTGGTCGGTGCGGGCCGTGTGTCCAGCGACGCAAGGTACGGCCGCCAGTAGGTGTCGTAGACATGGTCGGCGTCGTAGCCGGCAGCGAACTCGATGCAGTCGTCCTGCATCGCGCCGAGGTCGGCAGCGTACGCCTTCTCCAGTGCCCGTTCGATCTCGAACACGTTCGGTGCCTGATACCAGGAGCGTGACGGCCCGTCCCAGCAGGCCTGTCCAGAAACGAGCCAGCCGTTGTTGACGAGTTCTTGTTGGGCGGTGAACGCCGAGGTGATCACCGGGACACCGCAGGCTTGTGCCTCGATGAGCGGCACACCGAACCCCTCCCCCCTTGACGGGGCGAGCAGCACGTCGAACGCCGTGTACATCAACGCCATCAGCTCGGCGGGAAAGCCGATCATGTAGGCGTACTGGTTCGTGAACCGGATCGCTGTCTCGGGGATGCCGCAGCACTGGGCGAGTTCGGGAAGGTTCAGCCCTCCCCCAGTGCCCGACTTCTCCGAGTGGACGTGCAGGACACTGTTCGGATGGTTGCGATGGAACCGGGCGAACGCCTGGAACGATTCGCTGAACGACTTCCGGTCGTTCGGGTCCTTGTTCATCGCGACCATGCCGACGACGAACGCGTTGCGGTCAATCTGCAGGAACTCTCGACCATCGACCTCACGGCCGTCGATAACGGCGGTGAACGTCGGCTTGTACACCTTGGTGTCGACGGCGAGCGGGATGTAGGCGGGCTCAAGGCCGGCGTTGGTGAACTCGCCGTGACCGTGCTTGGACATGGCGATGCAGCGTGCGTTGCTGCGTTCGAAGAACTTGAGCACCATGTTCGGCACCGGGTCGTGGTCGACGGGTGCCCAGGCGGCGACGTTGAACTCTTTCAGGTTCGGAGTCGTCAGCGACCAGACGTCGAGCAGCGGGATGATCCAGCCTTCGTCGGCGCCGAAGAACTGCTTGGCGTGGGCGCAGATCACGTCGTCGCCCGACACGAGGAACCATGACGGGTACACCTGCACCTTGTGGCCGGCCGGTGTGGTGTAGGTGGTGAGGCCGGTGGCGGCGGGTGCGCCGTAGGTTGCCGAGATCGCGACCTGGTGGCCGTCACGGGTGAGCCGGTCGGCAAGCAGGGCGATCTGGACGCCGTAGCCGGTCTTGACGGTGGCCGAGTTGGAGTGCAACAGGATTTTCACTGGGCGACCTCGTCGGTGACGATCTGGTCGGTGAGGAACGAGTGCAGCAGCGGGTCACGGTCCCATGTGGCGCCGATGCGTGCGGCGTGGGTGACCGATCCGAGACGGGTCTCGTATGAGGCGCCGGGTTCGGTGACGATGACGAACTGTTCGCCGTCTTGGGTGACGGTGACGACG